GCGTGACCGACGACAGAGAAAAATTCAGCATTACTCAGGTCCAGCCGATTCTCTATAACGTCTTTACCGATAGTAATCTTAGCGCACTGACCGCGTAACTTGTTGGCGACCGGTACAAACGAAAGCTTCTCGTCGGTCAAAGTCGCGGCGAAAGACACAAGAGCATTGAAACGCCGGGCTGGTAATGAAAAGTAACGTGAACCTTCATCGACAGTGAAATCCGGTTTAAGCAGAGGCAAGACGACGAACTGATCCTGCCCGATTAACCAGCTCGACGGGTGTGTTTCATGCGATCCTTCGATGACACGCAATTCGAGTAGGTGTAATGTGCCAAATGAGCGCAGGGATTCAAGCTGAACATGGTGACCAGGCAGCAACGGCAATGGTGCGCACCAAGAGAGCATGGCAGCGGCGTCGTCATTGTAACCACAAGAACCGCCTTCCATATGCGTCGTTGATATAATACCACCACGTCGAATGAAATGTAAACCGCAATCTTGGTCGACGTAATTATCAACACGTTCATCCAATAATACGGCAGGTAGATGCTGTAAGATGTAAGCACGACGTATTCCCTTGGCGGCGCAAACTCGAATGACGTCACCGACGTGCACGGAATGGCAGCTGAAAGGGGCAACGAGGACGCTGGCACCAGTATGCGAGCAATCTTGTATCTTAGCTCGACATGAAATCCGATCCGCTACGAGCCGCCTCGCAGGCGTAGACAATTCAGTATGCCGGTACTTGTCACGGCCAGTTAGGAACGGAGCGGCATTATGGACGAGATGCGGCATGACGTTTGCCTGCGTGATACTAAGTCCAACACCAAGTACGACATCTGATTCAGATATCCGAGAACACATCATGGTGAAGAACATATCGCGGGCAGCGGCGAGAATCGGGTGAGAATGCCCGCCGGATACTGGTCGCATGAGAAATTCATTGCAAACAGCCTGCAAATCAAGGAAACGTTGCGAGACAGGCGCCGGAACATCAATCGGAACCATTACATCAAAACCTTGCAAAACCGCATTCTGCTCTTGAAACAACCGCGCGCTGAAAGGCGTTTCATGCGGATCAAAACCCGCAGCATCTTTATGCGCAGCAGCGATCACCGGCGGGACGGCCGTCAGACGAGAACGACATGGCCGCAATTCGTAGTTGATGATTTGCAACGGGCCGATGTGAGGTCTTTTGGTCGTCTTGAAAACGAGTGGTAACACGTGAACATCATCGTAGATCCGACTGTTGCCGTGTCGACCAGCTTTCTGACATAGCACAGCGGCAATACGCAGCATGAACGACACAAGTGACGGTGCGAACAAACCACCGTTAGCGATGAAATCAGCCGCGACAGCACAAACAGTTGTGCCAGCGTCAATGAAGGGACGGAGCAACAACAACAACGCGTCAGAGATCGGTATGTGCAATAAAGAGTCTGGCAGACCGATTATCAAACCGGGGTCAATTGGCAAAGGCAGCGCAGGCAAAGCAGCGTCAGGTGGGAGAGGTAAATGTGGCAATGGGATATCCGGTGGCAGGCCAGGGGTGATTACCGG